GTTTTACTTCCTTGCATTGTCTTCATTGTATCAAGATCAATTTTTGCGTTAGAAGTACGTCGATCTGCGGCCATCTTTATGCCGTCTTTCTTCGCATCGAGTATAATCTCTTGCTCGTCTAATTCTAACTTCTTAGCGTCTAGCATTGCATCTGCTTGATCTTTCTTAGTTTTACGCTCTACATCTGCTTGTTTGATCTGTACCTCTGCTTGTTTAAGCTGGAACAACGGATCTTGAGCTTGTTTCTGTGCCTGTTGTTGCGCTGCTTGTTGCTGATGTGCTTGCGTTAGATCTTTAGCGGCAGTGGCGACAAGTCTAGCGAGGTTAACCTCAATCTCTTCAGGTAACTCTGCATTCGGTGCAGGGAGCTCGACACCCACACGCTCTTCGATGTCTTTGCGGTATTTAAACCCAAGGTGTTCAGCAATATGTGCTTGTAGAGAAGCCATTATCTGTTTGGCCTGTGGGTTCTGCCCAATCATCTGTGCGATCATCGGATCTTGCATAAACGCCATGTGTGTCTCAATGTGAGCATCTTGATCTTGGTAGATAAAGGCTTTCATCGGTTTACCCTGTAATGCAGCCATATTCTCACTGATAGGATCTACGGGTTTCATGTCGTCTTTTGTTGGAACAAGTTTATCTGCATTTTTAATTCCTAACACATCTATCATCTGCCTGTGCAGTTGCGGTAAGTCATATATCTGCGGAGCCTGTTGCGCCATCTGTAGTACAGCTTGATACTGCACAACGCGCTGCGCCATAGTGGAACTGTTTGGATCACTGACAGGTATGACGTCTATGAGCATGTAGTCAGCTTGTCGTGCGCTTACTTCCCCTCTAGCAGGCTGGTAGGCATACTCCATCGGTGCGTACTCTGACATCAATACTTTTAGAAGTTTAAACTCCTGCTTCATCGCATAATGTACACGTGCTTGTACTGCAGCCATCGGCTTGAGTGTGCGCTCCAAGAGTGCGAGTGTTGTTCCTACAGGGGCATTAGCAGACATATCTGAGATGTTCATGTCACTAATCGCGCCGAGTCTACGGCCTTCTTGTGTTATCTTGTCTAGGAGTGCGAGTAATGTCTGGCTGGGCTCCTTGTAAGGTAGCGGCATGATGTTGTCACGGATAGACCCTGACGGCACATCGACATCCTTAAACTCTCCAGGTTCTATGGGAGCATCGTCACCCTTGATACGCAATCCGCGCGATTTCAACCCGCCAGGGAGGTTTGCGAGCGTACCAGCGTCTACTAATTGACGTATCAAGGATGTTCCCGCCTTGGCATACCCACCGATAATGTGGATCAACCCAAGCCCGTAAAACCCAAATCCTGGAACATATACATAGTGCACAAAATGTTGACGTTTTAACATCAGTTCATCATCTTGACTCCAATTTCTACGTATTGCTAGTATCTCGTTTGAACCCCTCTCCAACGTTACAACATAGGGTTTAGCGATATCATCCTCCTCAGAATCGCCTGCACCGTCTATTATAAGGTCAGCGTGTATTTCATAAACAGTGAAACGATCATCATCCGTAAGTGAGTATCCACCTTCTTCTGCTTTCCGCTCCTCTATATCACTGTGATATGGTTGGGGGTCTCCAAGTTCTACTTCTCTGTAGAACCCATTTGCCTGTAGTTTCTTTAGCTCGTTCTTAGTTTTACGCATAACATGTGTAACACGCTCTGCGGTTTCTATATGTGACGCACCGTAAGGCACGATAACATCTTCTGCTGGGATATACACAGCTACCTGACGACCCATGTTAGGATCATAATATACTTTCTTAAAGGCTGATCCTGCCAACCCAAGGCTGTAAAGTAATCTCTCATGCTCTGGCCTGTACTCGACCATAGTCTCTGTAAGCTCGTAGTTCATGTCTGCTTTGACACGTTCAGCGGCTTCTTCTTTCTCTTTAGTCTCTTCCCCTAGTATCTTAGTCTTTACTGGCCCAGAAGAGGGGAACGTCTCACTCATTGTCTCCGCTTGAAATCTAATGGCGGCCTCTGCAAGCACTGTAGAATACACACCGCACGCACCTTCCCAAGGTTCTGTACGCTCTTCATACTTAAATCCAAGTACATCTAAACCTTTAACAAAGGTATCTGCCCACTCTTTGCGGCTGTCGATGTCAGACTCGACCATATCACATATATCTTTAGCGAGAGAGTTGAGGTCACTATCCTCTAGCATATCTGCAAGGTTATCATCAAACTCACCTGTCATGGCGTCTTCTGCGCCTGGGACGAGTGTTATCTCCATACTCCCATCATCTAGCGTAACGCTTTCAGGGTTTACGATTTCAATTTCTAGTTCTCCTTCACCAACTTCCTCGTCGATCCCCTTTGGGGCGGAGTATAGTCCCTTCTCAATAGCCATCAATAAAATCCACTTCGTCTTTGTTTAAAGTACTGAACCTCGTCAGGCTCATCATTTGGTAATCTTATAAATCCACCCTGCCTAAAACGCATGAGTGCCATTACGGTAGAGTCAACAAGGTCATCATGGCTCATAAATGGGAATCCTGCAATCTCTTCTATTACTTCTTCTGCCCAACGTGTCTCTGGAACCCAACATAACCCCGACGCTACAATATCAGTTACGGAGTTTAAACGTGCCAATTTGTCACCTGAGCCCCTGTGAGGTGTGTACTCTTGTACAGGTAGTCCCATACGTCTCATCTCTTGGTAAAGCGCAGTACCCGCACTCTTTTTCTCCACAATGAACGCATCTGGTTCCCACTCAGAGTACTCCTCCATAGCCAAATCTTTTAACTCTGGGAACTCCATACGCTTTTTTATGCTATTTAGCAAAATAATATTGTAATTATTTACTTCCTCGTTCAAAAACACACCCCACGTGGTCAATGCTGTAAAGTCTGCGCGGTTGTGTGTCTCTGCCGCAGCATCGAGAGACATGATAATATACTCACATGCAGGGGGGCTTTCTTTCTGCCACATCTGCCACCACTCCCGTTTGACCAAAGCAGCCTCTTCAGCGGTGGGTTCTTGTTGATACTGCGCGTTCCACTGAAATACAGGCATAGACGCTTTTGTTCTGAGTAGGGCATCCAAGTCAAAAAACTCAGGCCAGAGGGGTTTTTGAGCAGATTTATTTGTTTTCTCGTCTACAACATCTAGTATTGCAGGGAACTCGACTACCTCATATTGATCTGACCGCTCATTCTGCCCCATATCCCGTACAACACGTCCTGTTAAGTCGTCCATATGCCAACGTGTCTGTATTATGGCAACGCGACCTCCAGGCATAAGCCGAGTACGCGCCCCAAATGTGAACCATTCGTAGGCTTTTTCGAACACTTCGAAATTTCCATTAATGACGTCTTGTTCAGAATGTGGGTCATCGATGAGCAGGAGGTCAGCACCCCGCCCAGCAATAGAAGAACCAATACCACACGCATAATATTCACCTCCAGAGTTAGTGTTCCAACGACCCGCTGATTTAGAGTCAGAAGCCAACCTAACTGTGGGAAATATAGATAAATACTCATCTGTAGCGATTAAATTACGTACTTTACGTCCAAAATCTACCGCTAAGTCTGTGGTATGAGACACCATCATAACCTTCTTGTTCGGATTCCTTCCTAAAAACCATGCAGGGAAAAATATAGACACAAGTTGAGATTTACCATGACGTGGTGGTATGTTTACACATATACGGTCTTTATCTCCTCGTTCTATACCCATAAGCATATTTGCTAATAGTCTGTGATGCTTCCCAACGATGTAGTCAGGCTGCATCCTCTTACAAAATTCAATCAGATCATCATAAGCAAGGGTGTTTTCTTTGCGAACACTCAGTTCATCGACCATACGGTCAATCTCTGCCACTTCATCTGTGCTATAATGGTCTAAATTGTCCAACATTACTTGGATTTCTTCTTCAGTGAAGGCCAAAGCAGCTTCACTCATCGTCAAACCCCTCTTCGGAGTCGTCAATACCGAGTTCTTTACTCACATCTACGGGTTCACCGTCAATTTCTATCGCATCTTCTATTTCTTGAGGCGGATTTACGAGTTTTGCGAGTTTACTTCGTAGTTTTTCCTTAATATCGTCCGTAGACTGGTGCGTTATTGTCACTTCAGACTTCTCTGCGAACAGTCCTACGTCACTAATCTTACCCAAAAGCTCCAATGCACGTATGCGTACACGCGGATCAGGGTTATCTGTCTCCAATAGTAGCTTATTTGTCACAAGGTGACGTATTTGCACCGAGCTCTCTACCAC